CACTGCGGCAAGAACCCCGAGAGAGGAAGAGGCCCGGTTATACCGGTCTCAATCGACTCACGGAGTAAATCCCGAAGTTCTCCCCGGGGTGATTAACCCCCTCCTACCGCCTTTTAGGCGGCTACCCAGCGGCGTTTCAGTGCAACGACACCGCGACGTATGGACCAGTCCGGCGAGATCCTCACATCCTCAAAAGGGTTTAACCCTCCGCGGGATAAAAGGCTCATCGCCAACCTGGGGTAACCATCTATAGCGTCAGTGCGACGCTTAGGTTCCACAACAAAGGCCCTCACTTCAAGCCTTTGTAGGCTAACGTTCCACCTTTCAGCGGAACGATAGCCCAGGAACGAATGATACCCAAGTCCCTCAGACTCTTCGCCAACATAGGGGAGATCCCCTAGTATGGAATTGACCCTATCACGGATCAATTGCGCAGTCCTCCAGTATCCCCTTCGATAGAAGGCATTACTAGAGGACACAGCCGAAACGAGCTCTAAGGCTTGTCCACGGTCCTTCGGAAGCTCATGAGAGAGGTACAGAGGTGTAACCTCGTACCCATCATAAGCGTCGACGCCACATGACTCCCTGAATTTACCATTCAGGAAAGTTTTAGCAGCGTTTGGCCTACAGTTGTACATCTGTAGCCTTTCAAGGACCGACTCTGCATTCGTTGTGGGAACGATAATATCGTCCCCATAAACGTAAACACCTCGAGAAACTTTAAAAATATTCTCGTAGGTGTAAGGAAGGTTATCTGCATCCAATAGGGCGACTACACAAATAGTGTAGAAGTACATCGCCTCGATCGGAAAGCAGAGAGCGCTACCCATACTTGCGAATTTATTAAGTGGAGTAAGAATTTCTCCACTCGGTAATTCCGCAGCATTCGAGCGACATGCCAAGACACAATCCAGGAAATCCTGGTTGAACCAAAGCATATCCTTAACGAGTGACAGAGGAACTCTGTCACTCGCATCGGATAGGTCAATCGTTGAAAATTGACCTGTGCTCGAGGCGAGTAATGCTGCCCGCTGGTTAATCGACTGATCCGTGAAATTCACGGAACCTGCCGATAGCCACCAGGATTCGAGACGCTCATATAGATAGTCTCGAACAGCCTGCTGTGCATACTGCATGCACGCTGGCTCGATAGCAATCACTCGTGGGGTCTTCAGCGTCTTAGGAACGAGAACCACCCGTACGGGAAGTTCGCGATCCTCTGGTAACACCGTAACTTTCTCGATTTCCTCTAGTTGACCTGAGACCCCTATGGGGAAAGCAGTGCCAATTAAAGGAAAGAAGGGTTCGAGACGGTCGTGCCAGTAAAGCCAATCGTATTTTTGGTTTCCCATAATACGTTCAGCTGTAGCTCCAGGTCCATGCCGGGGTAGTAGTGCTTGATGGTCGAAACCACTAAGCATACCACCCCATAGCATATGAGAAATAGCCCGAAATCGGGCAATCTCCGGATCTGGGAGTACAAACGACTGAAGCAGGTGCTCAACGATCTTGAAGTTTTCAATCGCCCGCGCATCCCGTTCTGGGGTACACGGAAGTTCCACTTTCTTGAATGTATGGCATAACTGCCGTACAGATTCAATAAGAGTAGGAACAGAGATTGAGCCTCCGAGAGGGGGATCTTCATAGGTCATCAACCTTCCTGTCTCAGGACAGAAAATACGACTGATCATACCTTGCAAGAATGCAGGGATTGATCCACCCTTAGCTCGGCGAAAACCGGGAAAGGATGTTGAGTCAATGTAACCTAGGTCAAGAGCCCTTTCGAACTCTTTTCCAAAGGCTGGAAGAGTAATCGTTAGAAACGATAATCCTTCCTTTTCTGTCCGGGACCTCAAAGTTAAGAGGTCCATTTGTGAGACGTCAGCAGAACACTTAGTGACAGCGTCTATGTAGACACTAGTCATAATCCTGAGGTTGTCACTTACGTTGCTTTTCATGTCCTCCTCCTATATAGGGGGTGAGACATCAAGCCACGTTCACACGTCTCGACAGATCCCTGATCTATCGATACGCAATCTCTTACGACGACGGTTCACTTCGCAACGCCTTCTTGAGACGTTGCAAGAGAAGAACCGCAGCTGCTTCGGTGGTAGTCGCAACAATTTCTTTCGCCAGCCTCTTTTCAGAGGAATAGGGTACTCGAATTGTTTTCGGCTTGGCTTCTGCCATAAAACCTCCTTAGATCTCGCGCCCGTAAAGGGCCGTGACCGCGCTGGTCGTCAACCAAGCCTTGAGGGCTTGGACCAATTGGTCAACCTGAGTTGCTGAAAAGCCCACCAGGGGCCGATCAATAACCAGGTAGACCGCTAAATTCTCCAAATCATTGACAGCAGTCAATGGATCGGGGACCACCGCTTTCTGATCAACACGCACCATTGTGCGCACCCGGTTTCCCGAGGCGTTAATGTGCGAGTTGACCAACGTCAAGAGCCCATCCGACTTTTGGTAAGTCGACTTAGAGCCTTCGACGAGAATGCGGGGAAGCGAATTGGAAACACCATTAATGGTGAGAGATTGTGGATCTGTGAACATGGTTGACTCCTTTTGGATATGGAGACGTCAAACGACAGCGAGTCCCCGTATGTCTCAACACGGGTACTCTACACAGGCTGTCGAAGTTGTGACCGGCAGGTGAAGGGCATTAGCGCGAACGCGTTATCCCTAAAGCACCTGCGATCGCTAGTTGACGGGAATTTAAACCATTCCACGCCAGGTCAATCCCAAAGGGAGAAGATGCTTCTATGCGTTTCTTGATAGACAGGGTTTTTACCTGCTCAAGAACTATCGGCCCCATCGTATGGGTAGGAATTGTACACTTGTACACCCGCTCCAAATGATAGTGTCGAGTAACGTAGAAGTACTTCGCGGCAATGTTGTCGTAGAAAGTGTCACTAAACGCCTTGACATAATGTCCGACGTTTGAGACCCAATCTACGGCCCAAGACCACGGCACAGCCTGGTAGATGTTCGACGGGTTAATACGGATGCCATAAATATCTAGATGGCGCCGTACATTATTCATCCTGCTATGATAGTCAGGACGACCCATATCGAACTCGGGCAGGTAGTATGAGAAAGCACCAGATCCCACGGTTCGAGCTCTGACACGGTCCACGATTTCCCATCGTGCAGCCATGCCAGGTCCGGCCAGGAATTCATCTGGTATATGTGGTGAGAAACCGGGCTGATTATACCCAGTTAACACCACTTCCTCAGATACCGTCTCCTCTACCGTTACCTTTCTCCGGATCGTGCGACCATTGTTCCTCGTCAAACGAGAAATAATGTCCGTTGAGTTCCGATAAGTATTCATCGAATCTCGGACTGTCGCCACGAACGGAACCCACCCAAAATGGTGGTTCAAGAAGTGTTCAGACGCCCGCCTGGGCGCCTGACTAGCTCCCCGTACATTTCCGCCTGCGGCTTGCCATGCTTGATGGAAGCCCTGAGCAGAGGTACGGAGCATGCTAGGGATCTCGCCGATCTCAGCGATCGCTACGAGACCATCCACTTGTTGGATTTTCGGCCTGGCACCGTTCCAGGCCTTGGTAACGAGCCCACCCATATTCGGAACCAATGCCTGCTTAGCGGACATTGGCGCATCTGGATTCTGAAACCACGGAGGGTCATAGAATCCACCCATCTCCCCTACGCCGAAACCGCCAATATACCGGCGGTTACCGGCACGATTGTAGAGGATGGTGGGTCCGAATGGTCCACTTCCCGGAATGGGAGAGATGGACACGGAAATCTTCTGGAACGGACCTCCTATGTCATAAGGGGGACGACCGTGACTTTCGTCACTAGTCATCTCCCAAGACTGGAAGTTGTGCCGTACTTGCGTACGCTCGTACCGCTCAAGGTTCCATTTGTTGGTGTACCGGTCCTTGGTCTCAAAACGACCTAGATCGATGGTACCCGACTTGTGAGCCGGGCTCGATCGGGTTCTGGTACGAGATTTCCGGATGTTGCTCAAGGTTGTGTCTCCTTTGTTTAAGTGATAACATGTGGTAATGCACTGCTGGTTACCACCTAGGATTAAGTGGCTGACGCCACAAGGAAGCCCAGAAGGGC